TCTGCATTTGATAGAATCAACGTTCGTCGTTTGTTCCTTACAGTTGAAAGAACTCTTGAAAGAGCAGCAGAATCACAACTCTTTGAACTTAATGATGCAATTACTAGATCAAACTTTAGAAATATTGTTGAACCATATCTTCGTGATGTTCAAGCAAAGAGTGGTGTTTCTGGATTTGTTGTTATTTGTGATGAGACAAATAACACTCCCGATGTCATTGATAACAATGAATTTAGAGCAGACATTTTCTTAAAACCAACCAGATCTATAAACTATGTTACCTTGACATTTGTTGCTACTAGAACTGGAGTAAGTTTTAATGAAGTGGCTGGAAGAGTTTGATTTTTTACTTAACTAAAACCATCTAAAGGAGAAAAAAAATGGCAAACGACGAAAATGCAAGGAGTTTAAGAAGTATAAGTGCCTTTAAATCAAAATTAGCAAACGGTGGGGCACGAGCTAACTTATTTGAAGTTCAGTTAGAAACTATTCCAGAAGGAATTGCTGAAGCCTGGGATGCAGACACGTTCAGTTTTCTTTGTAAAGCAGCAGCACTTCCAGCATCAAATCTTTCATCAATTGATGTTCCATTTAGAGGGAGATCTCTAAAGGTTGCTGGTGATAGAACCATTGATCCGTGGACAGTTACGATCATTAATGATGGTCAGATGATATTTAGAGAGGTTATGGAAAAGTGGATAAATGGCATTACTAATATAGAAAATGCTTCTGGAACTGCAAATCCAAATGGTTACATGGCTAATGCTAAGGTATTTCAATTGGGTAGAGGTAGTACATTAGAAGGAGAAAATTTAGTAATTGATCAAGCAGAAGAACATGTTGTTCTTGGTAGATATCTCTTTCAAGATATTTTTCCAACTAATGTATCTCAAATTGATGTTTCTTATGACTCTGTAGATACAATTGAAGAGTTTACAGTTGAATTTGCAGTCAATAATCTATACGGATTAAATTTATCACCCACCGAATAGTAAGTTAGTTTAGTTATAAATAGGTTATATTAAGTAAGCAAATATAATCTATAATTATGGCGTCTAAACTATTTGGATTCTCTATTGAGAATACAGAGTCAAATTCACCAACATCAGTCTCCCCCGTTCCTCCAAATAATGAGGACGGGGTTGACCATTATATGAGTAGTGGTTTTTTTGGTTCTTATGTTGATATTGAAGGAGTATATAGAACAGAATTTGATTTAATTAAAAGATATCGTGAGATGGCACTTCATCCAGAAGCAGATAGTGCTATTGAAGATATTATAAACGAAGCAATTGTATCGGATACAAATGACACTCCTGTAGAAATAGAACTTTCAAATCTTAATGCCAGTGATGGTATTAAAAAGAAAATAAGACAAGAATTTAAAACTATTTTAGATTTATTGGATTTTGATAAAAAAGCTTATGAAATTTATAGAAATTGGTATATTGATGGAAGAATTTATTATCATAAAATAATTGATTTTAAAAAACCAGAAGATGGTATTCAGGAACTTCGTTATATTGACGCAATGAAGATGCGTTATGTAAGGAAGCAAAAAAAGAATACTAAAGCGGAATTAAAGCAAATCAATCCATTGAAAAATGATCCAATGGATTATGATTTTCCAGATATTGAAGAGTATTTCATTTATAATCCAAAATCAACATATCCAACTGGCAATCCAATGCAAACTGGAGCTAGTCAGGGAATTAAAATTGCGAAAGATGCAATTACATATTGCACATCTGGACTTGTAGATAGAAATAAGGGGAATACTCTTTCATACCTTCATAAGTCAATTAAGTCACTCAATCAACTCCGTATGATTGAAGATAGTCTTGTCATCTATAGATTATCAAGAGCACCAGAACGTAGAATTTTTTACATCGATGTTGGTAATCTCCCTAAGCAGAAAGCAGAGCAATATCTACGTGATGTTATGATGAGATACCGTAATAAATTAGTATATGATGCATCAACAGGAGAGATTCGTGATGACAAAAAATATATGGCCATGCTCGAAGATTTCTGGCTTCCAAGAAGAGAAGGTGGAAGAGGAACAGAAATCTCAACACTACCAGGTGGACAAAACCTTGGAGAAATTACTGATATTGAATATTTTAAAAAGAAACTCTACCGTTCGCTTAATGTTCCCCCATCAAGAATGGATGGAGAAGGTGGGTTTAACTTGGGGAGATCTTCTGAGATTTTGAGAGATGAACTTAAGTTTACTAAATTTGTTTCTCGTTTAAGAAAAAGATTCTCCAACATGTTTAATGACATGCTGAAGACCCAATTACTCCTGAAGAATGTAATTACTCCAGAAGATTGGGATGTGATGAGTGAGCATATTCAGTATGATTTCCTCTATGACAATCATTTCTCAGAACTGAAAGAAGCAGAACTCCTCAATGAGAGACTGACTCTTGCCCAAACTGCTGAACCATATATCGGTAAGTATTACTCTCAGGATTATGTCCGTCGTAAGATCTTACGTCAGACTGACATTGAGATTCTTGAGCAGGATAAACTGATTGAGAAAGAAATTAAAGATGGTGTAATTCCTGATCCAAATGCACCTGTTGATCCAGAAACTGGTCAACCTTTAGATGCAGCATCCATGGATTTAGGTCAACCTCAGATGGAACCAGAGATTGATGGTTCTGCCACTGAGGCACCAGAAATGCCCAAGGGTGGGGAGATATAAATACCCATAGTCGTATACTATACAATTAAATGGATGACCTTTTAGATATGATCATTGCTGATGAGTCACCATCTCAAATTAGTGATGCTATCAAAGATGTTCTCTATGCAAAGTCTGCAGAAAGAGTTGATGCATTTCGTCCCTTAGTATCAAATAGTCTTTTCAGTGGAGAAGATCAAATTGAAGTTGAAATTGAGGACGAAGCACCTGAAGCTACCGATGGTGTCTGATTTATAAATAACTACTATAAATGAACTCTAAAGAATAATGGGACATAAACCAGTAGGAGTAAATTCCTCTTTTGCGATTTCTAGTGGATCAAATGCAAGAGGTGTTGATCAAACCCTTCAACAGTCAGACTCATTAAGGGTCGTGGCAAAAGGTGCAGGTTGTCATGTTGCTATTGGAACTCTTCCAACAGCAGCAACGACAAATTATTATGTGCATTCTGGAGAATCAGAAGTCATTTCCTTAGGAACAGTAAAATCAAATAGAGTTACTGGTATTACTACTGGTGCCACTACCACTATTGATTTTGCTGAGGGAACAGGATCTCCTTTTGAAGTAGGAGATGCAGTTTCACTGACGGTAACTGGACAATCTGATTATGATTTTACTCATAAGATTGTTTCTTCTGTGAATACCACTAGTGGTGTTGATGGATATTTTAACACAAGAATCGTTGTTGATCATGATTCCTCTGCAGGAAACCCAGCATCATTATTATCAAGTTCACAAGCAATATTGAGAGGCTCCTTCATGGTTGCTGCATATGGTGATGGAACTGGAACACTTCATTATCAACAAGTACAATCAAGCGGAGGAGCATCCTAATGAAACTGATCAGAGAAGAAATTGAATCAGTAGAGTTTCTTGTCGAACAGAAAAACGGCAAGAAATCTATGTACATTGAGGGAGTTTTCCTCCAGGGTAACATCAAGAACCGTAATGGTCGTATGTATCCTATGGAAACACTTCGTCGTGAAGTTGGTAGATATAATGAAAATCATATCCAAGCCGGAAGAGCACTCGGTGAACTTGGACACCCTGATGGACCTACCGTTAATCTCGACAGAGTATCCCACAAGATTGTATCTTTGAAGGAGAATGGTTCTAACTTCATTGGTAAAGCAAAACTTTTGAACACACCAATGGGTAAAATCGCATCTTCTCTCGTAGAAGAAGGTGTAAAACTCGGTGTATCTTCCCGTGGTATCGGTTCATTAAAGCAAACCCGTGAGGGTGTTAACATCGTCGGTGATGATTTTATGTTAGCAACTGCTGCTGATATTGTTGCCGATCCTTCTGCTCCCGATGCATTTGTTGAGGGAATCATGGAAGGTAAAGAGTGGGTATGGGATGGTGGCATTCTTCGTGAGAAGTATGCAGAAAAAACCTACAAAGAAATCAAC